TGTGTCTACTGATTGTGGGAATGACACATCTGTAAGTGTGTCTGAAATGTTAGTAAGTGTTCCAGCCGCATTGTCTACCTTGAATACGGTGGATTTACCATGACGAAATGTAGGCATTTTTTTTACCTCCTAGTAAAAGCCACCACGGGGGTAGCCGAGCCTGTTGAACCTGCAACCGTGTAGTTCACGCGTAGGTATCTGTTTACTGTTGTACCACTTGCAACCTCGACTCTTTCAGAAGTCTTGGATGTACTGCTAACCACGGTAAAAGTAACCAAGTCAGCAAAAGTTGAATTATCTGCTGAGTGCTGGATTTTTACTGTGATATTTCCATTACGGGTATTTACTGGAACTGATAGAAAACCTGCTCCACCGTTAGCGGTTGAGGCTCCGTTATCTACGCCTGTTCCATTTCCAGTCGCGGAAACAGTCGAACCTGAAGAAAGAATCTTTCCGTGTTCAACTGCATCTGTTGATTGGAATTCTGCGCTTGCTTGGACAATATCTGCGATGGCACTTGAGACCTCGTAAGATGTATCGTCAGCAACTAACATAATTGCTCCTGCTCCATTTGAATTACCTTCAGGAGCAACGATTAGTTTAATTTTTGTGGCTGAACCAAGAGCGGTTGCAAAGTATTGGTCAGTACCAGTTGATTCTGTCGATTCAAACATTCCTGATAAGGAAACTGTTCCATCTCGATGACCAACTACATAGGTCTTTGCACTTGTGCCGAAGGCACTTGTCTCGGCGGTATCAACGCTGGTTGAAGCGGTGACATCATTAAAATAGGTTGAAAAGTCATATTGGTCTAAAAAGACATTGACATTTTTACCGTGGCGGAATGTAGGCATTATTTCTCCTCAACTGGGCGTTGATGTGGGGTACCGTCTTGTAGGAATCCATCGCCATCACCATCGGTTGCATCAGGGTCAAAACCCTCTGCAACAGCAGGTTCTTCTACAACCTCTGCAACTGGTTCGGCTTTAATTTCTTCTACAATAGTTTTTTCGATTTTCTTTGCTGGCTTATCTGCATCTTCGATAATGCCTGATTCCAAAAGCCACTTAACTGACTGGGCTGGAATATCTTCAACAACGGCGCCAACCTCAGCGCGTTTATTAGGTGGGTAATCGATACCCTGTAAGACTCTATAACGAGCCATTAAAACCTCCTCCGTGACGGCACATAGAAAACCCGAGTGACCGTCAGGTCACTCGGACACGGAAGAGACGAAAAACTCAGGCGACTAAGCGCACATTGGGTTCAGTATAGCGTATGGATTTTTAGACGGCTTTGCATCGAGTAAGAACTGTTGAGAAGGTTCCCTTGTATTCATCGGTACCTTTAACGGTTCCTTTTAATTTTAACTTAGAGCCAATTTCCACATTTAAGCCACGGCTGGAGAACCACTTTAACTGATACTCCCCGCTTTCAAAAGTGTACAAAGTAGTCAATCCGAACTGAGACTCGAATGTATTCTCGCCAAGCACGGTTACCTCTACCTCAATTTTTTCTCCAACTGGAGCCAAAATCTCAGACTTGTAAACTTTCTTCTCAATCTTCTCTTCAGTTTGACGCTGGTAAGCCTTGAGCAAACTAATCAAGATTCCCGCTGTACTGTACTTTTGAAAAGCCAATCCGCTGACAATCCTGACATTCTGTGCGTAACCTGAATCGCCTTCAAAGTTCTTTCCAAACTCAAGCAATTCCTGAGCCTTGGCACGGTGAGCATCTGTGACTTCTTGCCCTACTAATTCTTTCCACTTAGAAAGCCCGTGGAAGCCACCGTTTAATTTATCCCAAACAACTTCTTTGGTGGAAAGACCGCTACCTGAAGGAACATAGCCAGTCTTCTCAACTGCACAAACCGCTGTTCCTAGAACTCCTAAAGTATCGAATCCGCTATAACTGCCACCAGCAAAGCCACCAAATTCCTGTTGGAAATCTTCTTCGGTTACCAAGGCTGAGGCGCTGAACTCCCAACCAAGGAAATCCTTTACGCAACTTGAACCGACCTGACTTATCTTTCCTTCTTGGTTTTGAACAAAAATAACCTTAGAACGAGAACGAGTCTTTTGGCAATGCTCGCAGTAACCAACCTTTACATCTGATGGCTTGATTTCAACTCCACCTGCGATGCTCTTTGTTAAAGCCTTGCCCTCAATAAACTCAGCAACTCCGACAAACTGCCAGCCGTTGAACTTGACTGGCTCACCTTCAATTACTAAAACTGAATACTCGCCTTGAACGCCATTTACTATTTCTGAGCGTGATTCAATACGAACCTCAAACCCGCCAATTAAACCTTTGCTTTTGCCACGGGATGCAAGTTTTTGAGCCTTGGATAAAGTCTTCGCTACATCAATCTCTGAGATTCTGAACTCTCTCATGGCATCACCTTTCTGACACCACAAGTATATCAAACTAGGGTTAGGAATTCAACCTTCTTAGGCGCTCTTCTTGAATCATGCCTAGGGTGAGAAAGTATCCGATGCCATCTACTACGGTGTCGGGCTTAGATTGATTGACCTCTCGGGCTACCTTCATTCCGACCATACAAAGGGCAACCTGCTCGGCAGAAACCTCACAGCCGAGGATTACAGACCATATCTTTGAGGCACGGGTAAAGTTATCAAGTGGATGCCCATAGGCGTCCTGTCGGTCTCCTGAGACCAATTCTGCGGCGTAAGCCGCTATATCTCTTGGGTCGTTCATAATAGTTGGATGTCCGACACTCCCTGACTGCTCACAACAAAGGTCAGAACTCCCACATCCGCAATCTCCCCCGTTGATTGTCTCCACCACACGCTTCCTCCGTCGAGGGCTGGTGCTTGTAGCCATTTGACTCCTCCCCAATCTGATAGACGAAATGAATGATAATGCCCAGTTACCAAAATGTCACAATCACCTATTTTTTGACGACCTAGTGTTTGGTCAGCAATCCATCTACGCAACTTGGCTTCAGGGCTTCCTGCGCTTCGGGCTAGATGACCGTGGGTAATTCCAATAATTTTTCCTTGAACTTCGATAGTTAGACTCAACTCATCTGTTGGAATTGCAAACCGAATATGACCGTAGGCTTCGGGATTGGCTTGGAAGATTTCGGCAACTGACTCAACTAGGGCTACATCATCATTGTCATTCAAAGTAGTAAAGGCTTTGCCATTCTTTCGGTTCTCTCCATGGTTTCCACCAATAGCGGCGACTGTAATATCAGGAACAACCTTTGACCATCTGATAAGAGCATCTCTTAAAAGACGGCGAGCAATTTTTACTTGGTCTCTTCTATCAACTTCAACTGTAAAAGTTTGGATGTCATAGTGACCATCGCATCCTTCAACTAAATCACCGAGGCATAGAACTGTGATTGAATCTATGGGACGACCAATTTTCTTTAACTCTTTAATTCTGAACTCAACATCATCAATAGCCTGAAGCCATCGACCAACTAAACCTTTAAGACCATCGCCATCTCGTTTACCTGTTTGCCAGTCAGAGGCACAAACTACTAAAGAGGCACCACCGACCATTGGCTTGCGCTCACGGGGTTTATGTTTTTTAATCTCTTGGATAAGGGCTTCAATATCGGCAATTTCTTGTTTGCCTTTGCGAACTACTTTGCCTTTCCATTGGCGATTTAGAATTCCTAAGGTATCGCCCCACACATTGAAAAGAACTGGTTCTACTACTTGGAAATGTTCAGGGTCAAGACCCCACATTCGTAGAACTCCCGACCAATCAGGAGCATTATCGCCCTCCATTGGCTGAGTTGTAACTGTTCCTTCTTCACCTTGCCAAGTTACCCCAGGCAACCACTCTGCTTGTCTTTGACGAGGTTCAGTCTTTTGAACTGAATTCATCTCGGATGTCTTGAGTAAATTGTCTAAAGCATCATCTAAGTTCATTTAAGTGGAACCGCCGAATTTTCTATTGGACACTTACACCCATCTTTACCAATCAATCTACGCCTATGTCGGCGAAGTACATCAGAGGATGATACTGCAAGTCCATAAGAATCTAAAACTTTCTTAAGGGAGGCGGAATCAACTTTAGTATTACAAAAAATTTCATTTAATTTATCACGCAATGGCTTATCTAATTTATTAACCATTTGACCGACAGAACAACCGTCTTGTTGTCGCCCTTTGCCAACTAAAAAATCTAGTTCCTTAAATAAATCAGCCTGATTTATTTTTAGATTTACACCTTGGACATCTGATACTCCATGGGCGGGTTGCGCTTTCGAAGAGGAGCCTGTCACATTTCCAGCATCGTTGGAACTCATCCGTTGTTGCGTTTCTGCCATAAGGGTCTGCCACTCTCTCTATCGGAGCCTGTGGCTCCTCGTTTACATTCGTACTAGACATCGGAAATTCACCGAAACTAGAGGACGATACTTCGGGTCTACTCCTAACAAGTTTACTGAACCCATCGGTTCAATCCTCATAATATGCACCCCCGAGACAGTTTGTTCAAGCACCGACGCAAGTAAAATGCGAATCGTGTCGGCTTTATCTCTAGCGGTAGGGTAATCCTCACGACTCGCCCGAGCAATAATTTGAAGCATTGGGTAATCAATACGAATACCCCCTGAACCCATAGTGAATGTTGGTGAACTGCCAGCGTTCTCATAAATCGCCACGCAAGCGTCAGGGGTCTCAGGTAAAGCGCCTAGAAATATGTTTGTTCCAAGGGTGCCTTGACTGGCATGAGCGCCAAAAGCGCTTGAAGTGTTTTGTAGGTAATCACCTACTGATTCAAGAATAGTTGCCATTAGCCCCTATGACCTTTCTCTATGATGTCGATAATTCTACCCTTTATGTTTTCTTGGATAGTGGACATCGCTTCCATGACTGGTTGCTCGAGGTATTTAGCCTGTGTCGGTGGGTTGTGATAGTTGCCGATAATCTCATGGACATAGAGTGCATAAGGAGCGGCAGGACCACCATAGAAAATATCTACAAAGTAGCCTTGGCTTCCCATTTGTGGAGCAGATACACCACCTGAACCACGAAGAACTCCAGTATCAACTGGCACTAAAATTTGTGATTTAGCAAAAATCATATTGGCTTCTTCCCAAATTGCTTGGGCTATTGCTTGAGGGGTATTTTCTTTTCCAGCCTCTAAAGCATTGACTAACTCTTTGTCGCCAAATAAGTCGAGTCTAAAAGACGACTTTGCCATATCTACCGTCCAAATCTAATGACGGTGTGATGCGCTCCGTTTTCGTCTGCGAGATTATCAACTGCGTTGATTGTAAAGGTGTCCGCCCCGACGACCATCCTATGACCTACCGTTATTGAGGTAGCGGGACCATAGGTGATGAATCGTCCAATATCTACAACTTCAACTCCTTGAACATCTTTAGATTTAACTGTGTCATAAATTAGGCGACCTGTAACAGTCACATTTGTATTGGAAGCACCAAAGGTAGGTTTGTTGTACTTATCAACAGACGCTTTGGGTGTAAAAACTACCGAGTCGGTCATGAACTCGGCTACCTTTGGATATATCGCATCCATAAGTAATCCTATTCAGGAACTCGTTGTTCGTAATTGCTGTTTGGATTATCTGTAATACCAACATAAAAATCGGTATTGTAATCGTCAATACTTCTATCATCTGTGGACTTAAGGCTTTCAGAGTTAGCCCATGGACTAGGAGGAGATTTACGCATTTGACGGCGCAATAAACTCTCAGCCAATTCTTTATAGTGAGTTACCTTTGATGAGTAAGACTCAGATACAGAAATGTCGCCAACGCTCTTTGAACTACTATCTGCCAAACGGCTAAAGCGAGCAATAAGAATTTCAGCACACTCTCTAGCGGCGTTATATGCGTCGCCACCCCACTCAGTAATTACATAATTTAATTCTTCATCGCTAAAAAGTGCATCCGTAGAATCTGTATCATTTAGAAGAAAACGAACATAGTTACGGGTGGAGGTACTTGGGTCACCCGAATAGGTAAAAGTCATTACATGCCACCTAGCATTAGAACAGATGTTCGTACAAAGTTTTGGTTGGCAAGAATGTCTGACTCATTAGGAAGAGTAACTGTTACATCTGAAGTTGGTTCTCCAGCAGATAAAGTTAATTCATAAGCATCGGCTGTTGTACCCTCAAAAACGATTGCATCATTAAAGGCAATTTGTAGACCTGATTGCTGACCAGTAAAAGTAGCGTTGTTAATTGTTGCGCTATTGATAGTTGGTGAGGTTAAGGTCTTATTAGTTAATGTATCTGTTGTATCAGTTCCAACAAGAGTGGTAGTTGCATTAGGAAGAGTTACGGTTCTATCCGCTGTTGGGTCTGCAACTGTTACGGTTGTTTCAAAACC